TTTGATATTCGTAACATTGTTTTAAAAGATATTAGTTTCGAGGCAATGGAGGGTAAGGAAGGTGTACAGAAATACACCATCAAAGCCGTGTCGGATATGGACTTCTATGCCGAGTTAGACGAAAAGAGAACGCAATTAAATCATTTATATTAATGTTCGTATTACAATCAATTATAAAGATAGGCGACTATACTTTTAAGGCTGTACATAGTGTGAAAATCACCAAATCGGTAGACGAGTTAGCCGACACCTGTACTATTGAACTTCCTACCCATTTTAAAATAGCTAATGGAGGTGAGCCCCTCTATACGGAAAAGGCAATCAAGGCAGGCGATAAGGTGAGCGTTACCCTTGCTTATGAGGGGGTATATAGCGGAGTAGAATTTGAAGGTTATGTAAAGAAGGTCAAGCCAAGCATTCCTGTAAGCATAGAGTGTGAAGATGCTATGTATTTGCTTAGACGAAAAAACATCAACAAATCGTGGCAAAAGACAAGCCTTAAAGAAGTATTGCAGGAGGTAGTAAAAGACACTCCTATTGCCTTGGCTGATAATATACCTCAAATGCAGTTAGACCAATGGCTTATTCGCAATGCCAATGGTACGCAGGTGTTGGATAAACTCAAAGAGGAATTTAGGCTAAGTATCTTTATTAATGATGAGGGCAAGCTATATGCAGGGCTTTCGGAGCTTACCAATATAGGGCAAACAGCACGCTATGACCTTAATTACAATATTGTAGCGAATGATTTGGAATATCGTACCAAGGACGAACGTCGGCTAAAAATACAATATACCTACATAGATAAGAACAACAAAAAGAAAACTGTTGAAGAGGGTGATCCTGATGGTGAGCTAAGAACATTTCATACCTCTGTGGTGAGCGATGAGGCTAAGCTACGAGATATGGCACGAGCGGAAATGGAAAAGCTAAAGTATGACGGCTTTGACGGCTCTATAACGAGCTTCTTAGTACCCTACGCCACGCGAGGTATGCAGGCGCAACTCATAGACAAAGAACTGAAAGATATAGACGAGCGGTACTTCATTAAGAAGGTAGAAACTACCTTTGGGCGCAATGGAGCACGCCGACAAGTAACCATAGGAGCAAGATTATGAGTATAGATAGAGAATTAGCTGAGGGGCTTCGGAAGATAGGCAAACGCAAAACCCCTACCATAGCCGTAGAAGTGGTATCAGTAGACAAATCGCAAGGTACGTGCGTGGTGAAAGACGATGAGCTACAATATACCGTGCGCTTGTCTTCGGTGATTAACGATAATGCCGAGCGGTTTTACCTTTTCCCTAAGGTAGGAAGTAGTGTGTTGATTGCTTCGATTGGGGAGGACGAAAACCGCTACTATGTGGTTGCTTATAGCGAGATTGAGAGCGTGAGCCTACGGATAGAAGACACTCAGCTTACCATAGACAAAGCGGGGGTACACCTGCAACGGGGTGAAGTAGATTTTAAAAGCCTTTTAAATGAGCTTTTAAATGAACTTAAAACGGCAGTGATACAAACACCCGCAGGAGTTGGCAACTTTGCCCCTAACAACGTGGCAAAGTTTGAAGATATTAACAACAAGATAAATGAATTACTACAATAAGATATGGCACGATTGACAGCTGTAGAGGCAGATTATAAAAGGTCGCAAGGCAAAGAACTTTTTACCAAGGGCTTTAGCATTGCCAATATATCAGAAATGATAGGTATAGGTGTAAAGACTTTAGGCAAATGGCGAGAGGAGGGCAAATGGGATGATGAGAAAGAGTTACAAACGCTTAAACCCTCTACCATTCGCAAACTGACACTCAGAAGTGCACAAGCCATTGAACGTGGAGAGCCTTTACCTTATAAAGTAGATGAAATCACTAAAGTTGTTGCCGCTTTTGACCGCATTACCGACCACGATAAGATTGCTGTCTATACTATGGAAAGCATTGATGGTTTTACTAACTTCATATTAGAGAGGGCAGGACAGAGTAGTGGCAAAAAACGGGAGACATATATGGAACTTATCAAAACTATACGCCCTTACTTTGATATGTATATAACAGATTTATTACAGAATAAAGATGAGTAAAGCGATAACTAAAACCCAACTTAAGGAAGCTAAAGAACGCTATTTTGCCAAGTCGAAAATGATTAGAGAGCTTACTTACGAGGCTATACAGAAGGAAACATCCGACGAGCAGGAAGCACGTATCAAGCGACTTTTAAAGCCAGAAAACTATGGTGAGTTTTTCGACTACTATTTTGGCTTAGATAGTGGTTTGCCCTTGGGTGATGCCAAGACTCCTCAATTTCATATTGACGATTATATAAGGCTATACAAAGACCCTTATATCCGTCAGTTTAGAAAGAAGTTTAGGGGGGCGGGTAAGTCTATACAGTCGAACGTGGGCAACATCTGTCACCTCAAGCAGAACAACCTCACCTTCTTTCCTATTCTCATAGGGGCTAACGAGGGCTTGGCTAAAATACTACTATCCGACTTACAAGCACACTTGGAGAACAACCAGAAGTTTATCAAGGACTTTGGTCTGCAACTCTCGTATGGTGATTGGTCGGATGGTGATTTTCAAACTACAGATGGCAAGCACTTCAAAGCCTTGGGGCTTAACCAACCCTTCAGAGGGTTGCGTTTTGGTATGTATCGCCCAGACTTGGCTATTTTAGACGATATAGAGGACTTAGACCGTGCCAAACGCCCCGATATGATAGAGAAGTATGGCAAGAAGATAACGGGCGACTTGGTGAAAGCCTTTCACCGCAAACGGGGTAGGCTCATCATCAATAACAACTATATTGTCAAAGACGGCATCTTGGACTATCTATACGACAAGTGGAAAGATAGCCCGCACTTACACGACTCAGTTACGAACCTTGCTACTGTGAATATCACCCGCGAGAACTATATGGACGTAGAGTGGGAGCCCTCGTGGAAAGAACGCGATACTAAGGAGGATATTATTCGTATTCTAATGAATGATGACTACTATACCTCTCAGCGGGAGGATTTCAACAACCCTATTGAGGAGGGCAAACTCTTTAAGGCGAAAGATATTGCCTTAGCACGCATAGCCGACAATGAGGCGTGGGACGGATTGCTTGACCATTGGGACTTATCCTACACCGCTACGGGCGACTATAAAGCGGGGGTACTCATTGGCATTAAAGGTATTAAGCTGTACGTATTGGAAGTCTTCTGCCAAAGGTGTGAACTTAATGCGGCTATGGAAGTGCGCGCCCAGTGGGTAAAGAAGTATCTTAAAGAAGGCTATAACACTATGGGCTTCTTTGATGCTACTATGGCGCAGAAAGCCGTCTATACTCCTATTATTATGCAGAGTGCCGAGGACAACGCTTGCCCTAATATCCCTATTGGTCTGCACCAAGAGGGCGACAAGCACAACCGTATCTCGGCAGGGATTACCAATGCGCTCTTTCGCAAGATATTGTACTGGGACGAGACGCTGCCCAAACGTTCAGAAAAGGACTATAACGCTTTTAATAAACAGCTACTTTCCTTTGAAAAAGGAACGGCTTCAAACGATGACGCCCCCGATACCTTAGAGCGTGCTATTACCCTTGCCCAACAGTATTTTGGCTATACCGAAAACCCTTTACAAAGCGGGCGACCTTTTATTGCTAAACACAAACGTAGAACTATATGAGTACTCCGAGAAAAGAACTATTTCTAAAAGTAAAAAAAGCCCTTGCCACTATTGAAGGCATTGAGCTCATCGACCTGCAACGCGGGCAGTTTGACAACCCCGAAAACGGCTACCCCGAAATATGGACGGCTGCACTCATTCAGGTAATGCCTATCGCCTACGAGACGATGACCCAACACCTGCAAGAGGGCGAATGTGAGTTTCATATTGATTTCTATTGCAAAGACGGATGGACAGACCAACACTTAGGCACTGCTGATGCTGAAGAGGGACTTATGGAACTGGATATATTGGACAAAATCACCGATACGATACAATTTTTGCAAGGCGAACAATTCAAACCCGTACAGCAGGTGCGTGAGGAGGAACTCCGCCTAAGTGATGACGGCATTATGAGCTATCGTATTACCTTCACCACCCGCATTTATAGACAAACACCCTACCATTATACAGGCAGACGATTGCAAATCGCAAGCAATTAATCTTTAATCATTAACAATTAATCATTAGTAACATGTATTTAACCAAAGAAGAACTCAAAACCGTAGCCACCAAAGAGGTGATAGACCTTATCACCCAAGGCGATGAGCAGATAGTAACCGAAATCATTGCCGAAAGCATAGACCTAATGGCTTCTTACCTCTATAAGTATTACAATACGGAGGCTATTTTTGCCAAAGAGGGTGACGAGCGTAGCAAAATACTGCTCAAGTACCTTAAGGATATTGTTATCCACGAAATCTATATAAGGCGAACTAAAACACTTAACCAAGTAGCAAAGCTCCGTTATGACGAGGCTATGCTATGGCTTGAGAAAATAGCCAAAGGCGAAATAGAAGTCGCCCTACCCAAGCGCCTCAAAGACACTGATGGCGACGGCACCCCCGATACGCCCACCCCCTTTATGAAGCTCGGAGGGCGCAAAACCTATAAAAACCACTGGTGATTATGCCTAACAACAACTTACAAGAACTCCGCCGAAAGCTCGAAGCCCTTGCACGTTTAGTAGCTAATGATGTCCCCATTGTTCTTAAAACAGAGGGACTCAAGTTTATTCAAAAGAACTTCCAAGATGAGGGGTTTAATGATGGCGGACTACAAAAGTGGCAACCTCGCAAAACTACCGATACACGAGGGCGAGACCTTACTCGTTACCGCT